ATGAAGAGAGGACAGAACCTTGGAATGGAGCCTGTGGTGTGTTCTCTACGTTATTAACAGAAGCCGCTGTAAGGTTTCAGTCAGAAATGATTATTGAAACCTTTCCTGCTCAAGGCCCAGTTAAAACAGAAATCATAGGTCAAATCACCAAAGAAAAAGAAGACTCAGCAGAACGAGTTCGTGACGATATGAACTATCGTTTAACAGAGACAATCCCGGAATACAGACCTGAACATGAAAGGATGTTGTTTAACTTAGGTCTAAGCGGTGCTGCTTTTAAGAAGGTGTACTACGACCCTAATCTAGGGCGTGAGACATCCATATTTATCCCGGCAGAAGACGTGATTATTCCTTATGGCTCATCAGGAGCAAGGACTGCTGAACGCGTCACGCATATGATGCGTAAGACTAAAAACGATATCCATCGATTACAGGTGAAAGGTTTCTACAGAGATGTAGACCTTGGCGACCCAGTAAAAGTTATCAACGACATCGAAGAAAAGAAAGCCGAAGAGACAGGTTTTTCAATTAACGAGGATGACAGATATCTTATTTGTGAGATACAAGTTGATTACAACTTACCTGGCTATGAAGTAGACGATGATGTCGCTGTTCCTTACATTATTACGATTGATAAAGGAACTAATAAAGTTTTATCCATCTATCGTAACTGGCGTGAAGGCGATCACTTATATAAGAAACGCCAACACCTAGTTCAGTACGATTATGTCCCTGGATTTGGAGCCTACGGGTTTGGTTATATCCATCTTATTGGAGGATATGCTCGAGCAGGCACAATGTTAATCAGACAGTTGGTAGACGCAGGGACATTATCTAACCTACCCGGAGGTCTTAAGTCTCGAGGGCTAAGAGTTAAGGGTGACGATACCCCGATTGCACCTGGCGAATTTAGAGATGTAGATGTGCCTAGCGGTGCTATTAAAGATAACATCATGACGCTTCCTTATAAGGAGCCGTCCGATGTTCTAGCTGCTTTATTAGACAAAATCAGCGAAGAAGGAAGGCGTTTAGGTTCTATTGCTGACATGAAAGTCAGTGATATGTCGTCCCAAGCACCAGTTGGGACTACTCTAGCCCTCTTAGAAAGACAGCTAAAGACCATGAGTGCCGTTCAAGCACGGGTTCATGCGTCTATGAAACAGGAATTTAAGCTGTTAAGAGACATTATCAGGGACTACACACCCGAGGAATACTCTTATATCCCCGAAGGTGGCAACCGGAAAGCGAAGCAAGAGGACTACGAACACGTCGATATCATCCCTGTCAGTGATCCAAACGCTGCAACGATGGCGCAAAGGATCATGCAGTACCAAGCAGTCATTCAATTAGCGGCTCAAGCACCACAAATTTACGATTTGCCACAGTTACACCGGCAAATGATTGAAGTTTTAGGGGTGAAAAACGCCGATAAGTTGGTTCCGCTACCTGAAGATCAGCATCCTAAAGACCCTGTATCTGAAAATATGGCGTTTTTGCGGATGGAACCCACAAAAGCGTTCATTTATCAGGACCACGACGCACATATAGCGACGCATATGTCCTTTATTCAAGACCCAATGATCATGCAAATGATCGGCCAAAACCCTATGGCCCAGCAAATCGCGTCAGCAGTGCAGGCTCACGTAGCAGAACACCTGTCTTTCCTCTATAGGAAGAAGATCGAAGAACAAATCGGGGTTCCTTTACCGCCGCCTAATGAAAAGTTACCTGATGACGTAGAGGTAGAGATCTCAAGACTAACCGCACAAGCAGGCGCGCAGCTCTTACAGATGAACATGGCTCAAGCCAAACAAGCCCAAGCTATGCAACAGGCACAAGATCCTATGGTTCAAATGCAACAAGCAGAACTACAGATCAAAGCGGAAGAAGTTAAACGAAAAGCCGCTAAAGATGCAGCAGATATTGCACTTGCACAAGCCAGATTACAGGTTGAACAAGAGCGTATTGCTGTGGAAGCACGGAAAGAGCAGCAACGTATCGCTGCAAAGTCTTCTGATGCTGATAAAAAACTCAAGGCCGAAGTACTAACTAAACTTACGAGGACTTAATGAAAGCGTGGCAAAGCGATCTCAAGATTTTTTCTCCACAAGAGTGTCAATCGTTGGTGAGTGAGTTTTTTTCCGTAGATCACACGGACGAAAACAATATGCCTGAGTACTATAGAAATAGTTTTGGGTATTTCAATTTACCTGGATCGCTTGCCTATGTAGATAGAGCAACAAAGATTATTCAAGATCGATACCCGACAGCGGTCTTTGCTAATACGTACACAAGAGTCTATAACCGACATAGTGTGTTAAACGTACACACAGACAGAAAGGGATTGGACTTAACGCTAAGTGTTTGCTTAGAAGATAAGAATAATCTCGACTGGCCTTTGAATATAAGCGCTAAGACATACGCTGGTGAAGAATGGGATCTTCAAGCGGATTCTTCTCACTACAAAGATAAATACTTATCTGCACATTTTGGTGTTGGCTATGGTGCAGTGATGGAAGGAAGAAGATTTCCGCATTGGAGAGACGAACTGTTATGCGGAGAAAAACAGCGAGCAGTCTACATCTTTTATCACTGGTCTATACCTAAGTTCAAAGAAACAAGCCGTGTTTTATTTAGGTCGAAGAAACCTATAGAGACCGCTATGTACGCAAACTTTCTAACATCTGACCAATGTAAAGAATTAATTAATCAAGCGGTACCAGGTTTGCACAAATCGTCCGTCGTTCATCATGAGACAGGATTGCCAACTGATCACCCAAATCGATCAAGTTACGGGTCGTTTTTAAAACGTGGAAGTACTCCACTTATATCTGAAATAGAACAACGTATTGCACAAATCACCGGCATCCCAGTAGAGCATGGGGAAGATCTTCAGATTCTTCGATACGAAGAAGGCCAAGAATATAAGCCGCATCATGATTACTTTGATCTTTCAAAGCCTCCAACAACGCAAGCGTTAGAAACTGCTGGACAACGCATAGCTACATTTTTAATTTACTTAAATACTCCAGAAGATGGTGGCGGAACTTATTTTCCAGAAGCCAATCTCGAGTTTGAATCTCAAGAAGGGAATGGTTTGTTATTTAAGTACCCAAACATGGAAAGGGAATCGTTACACGCAGGAGTTCCTGTAAGAAAAGGCGTGAAGTGGGTGGCAACAAAGTGGTTACGCCAAAGGCCTTTTAAATGATAAGTATGCCTGTGGCAGTTTGCGCTGGAAATTTTTGGATGCAGCTTGATCTTTTTTGGTATCAACACAAAAAAATCTACGGATTCAATGCTCCCCGCAAAGCGTTGGCGTTAGTAATAAATAAAAATCAACCGAACGACCCCAAGCATACAAAACTTCCTTGGGACATAGATGTGCCATATGCAATGACAGATAGTTGTTTTGATTTTTTAAATATTGAAAATATTGAGGAGCGAATCATTGTTCCTCTCAATATACAGGCTGGGTTAATACAAGTCCTCCAAGACTTTGAAGACGACGAAGTGATAGAACTACTTGACTGCGATATGTTTCACTTAAAAAAACATCCGCAGTTAAATGTCAAAGATGAGTTAGTTGTATCGGATGTGTATGAAAATTGGCATTTAAAAAGCCTTACTGACCATAAATGGGTCATAGATCCGTTCTTATCTCAAGCCCATGGAAAATATAATGGTGGGTTTGTACCAATTATTGGAAAGGCGAAGACATTTAAAAAGATAGCTATAGATTGGTTTCAGTTACACAAAAAAATATTTTTAAGCACCACATCATCTGACTATAGATGGTGGGCTGGCATGTATGCCTTACAAGTAGCATGTGCAAATAACCACGTCAAAATGAGAAACGAGGACTTGGTTTATATACCTGGGTATAACCAATTGCAGCCATGGCATTACATTAGTCATTATTCTTGTGATACACGGTTTAATAAAAAGATAATAAAGAGTTTAGATGATGTAAACACTGATAAGTTTGAGGACAATGAGTTCTATCAAGCGGTTACTGAATGGTTTCAAATAAGGAAGACAGATGGACATTTTCGAGTTACTACATCACAAACTTCAAGATCGCATTCAAAACCTGAATGAATCTGTGAGCAACGGCTCGGCAAAAGATTATGCCGAGTATCGGGAACTGTGCGGCGTTATCCGGGGTCTACGATCCGCGCAGATGGAAATACAAGACCTCGCGAGTCGTACAAAGGAAGATGAAGATGAGTGAGTTATTAATCTCCCAAGATGGAGAGACGGCAACAACGTTGCCTGAGACGGCAGAAGAAAAGGCAAAGCAGTTGCCTGAGCCTTCTACGTATCATGTTTTATGTGTACTTCCCGAAGTAGATGAGGAGTACGACAGTGGACTGGTCAAAGCTGGATCGACTGTGTACTACGAAGAAGTGTTATCGCCAGTTTTGTTTGTAGTTAAGTTAGGACCAGATGCGTACAAAGATAAGACGCGTTTCCCTAGCGGACCTTCATGCAAGGTAGGCGACTTTGTTCTTGTCCGTCCTAACACTGGTACGCGAATCAAGATTCACGGCAAAGAGTTCCGAATCATTAATGATGATTCAGTGGAAGCTGTGGTTCAAGACCCGCGTGGCATTTCAAGAGCATAGGAGGGTATATGAGCGAGGACTATAAGTTTCCTGATGAAAAGGAAGAAAATATTGAAGTCGAAGTTGAAGGTGATGTTGAGGTTGAGATCGTCGAAGACGAAAAGCCAAAGCACTCAA